GTCTTCTTTTACATTAATGTTCTGTATAACTACTCGAGGTTCATATGTTTGAATAAGTTCTTTTATTGTCCTTTCTACCATTGGTTTTATAAACAATGAATTCTCGAATAAAAATTTGTATATTGGTGACTCTATTGTAGGATTAAATTTTCTTTCGTACTTCTTAACTAGCAATAAATTTTTTAAAGACTGTTTTACAGCATTCACATCTAGTTTTTTATTTACATCACTAGAAACTACATTGAGACCAAAAGCCATATCAATGTCTTTGTATATCCTACTTAATTGTCCCTTTGCCATATTAGTATTTATAACGGTTACCCGCCTCCTCCGACCCTAATTCTAGGTACATCGAACTGAACAAAGTCGTCTGTGACTTCTTTTGTAATAGCTTCTACATCTAAATCTAGTTCAAACTTAGGAAAGTCTGGGAGTTTACCTGATTTTAAAAATGCCACAGGATCTATTTCTGGGAATTTAGTAGGTATTCCTTTAAGTGTAAACCCTACTCCTCCTGCATCTGGGACAAGGTTAGGTATCATTTCACATATTTTTCCTACTTCTAATGACCCTCGTCTAAGAGCTCCTACAACATCATCTAAGTCTTTAAATTCACCAAAGTCTACACCTTCAAATTTTTCCTTCATAGAATCTAATTGTCCTAATAAAGCATCTTCAGCTGCTGCTCCTGCCAATACCATACCTGCTATATCTCCTACAGCATCTTGTAATCCTTTCATTTCTTCTGGTATAAGACCATCTACAATACCTAATCCTATTTCAGGTATTAATTCTTGTACAGCATCTAGTGTTCCATTAATAGCTGCCTCGGCTTCTGCTTTTAATTCGTTTAGTTTACCTAATGGAGACTCCTCAATTAATTCATCTATTTTATCATCGATTATATCAATTGCGTCTGCTAATCCTGCCAAAGCTGCTGCTGGTCCACAAGCGTCTAATCCTCCCAATGCTCCTTTTGCTTTGGCAAAGGCTGCTGCTCCTAATGCAAGTCCTGCTGCTTTAACAAGAGGATCTATTTTCTTTTTACCTTTTGCTTTTCCTTCTGCTGGAGGTGCTCCGGGTGCATTTGAAGTTGCCGGCAAATCTCCAGGTGCTTGTACTTGTGAGGGTATTCTATTTCCTATTTGTACAAATATATCTATTGGAAATAAATCAAACCTTATATCAGCATTGCCTGTTTCATGTAAATAAAAGTTTAAATGAAAGTTGCCTCCTTCTGTAGGAACAAAAATTTGAGTTGCGGGTGCTGTTCCATCCTTTTGAAAAAGTTTAAATGATTGTCTATCAAAGTCTGTCCAATCTAGGTCACCAAAATTTACAGTTGTTTGACTTCCATTTAAAGGTTCTCCAAATTCACCTTTACTTAATGTTAATGTAAGAGAGTTGCCTTTTAAATTTATACCTGTTGTAAAATCTACATTTAATTGGGTCGCTCCAAGATATCCTTTTTCTACTGTAATAGGAAGTGATAGCGCCTCGCCTGCAGGTATTTGATATTTAACATACTCTGCCATTATACCTGGTTCGTAAAAAGGTTTAAATATGTTATTTAAAATGCTCATTCAATCTCCTATGAATCTGCGTTTGGTGCGCTTGTATCTGCTCCACCACCTGCATCGTTACCATCATTCTGCGGGTGTGTATGTGTATGTAATGTTACGCTATTAGAAGTAATGTTTCCTTCTGGTCCATCAATACTTAATGTTGGTGCATCTATTTCCATACTTGTTGCTGCATCTATATCAATTGCTGGTGCGTCTGTATCAATTGAACCTTGTGCTTCAATAACTTGTTTATGATCTTCATTTGTTCCGTCTCTGTCTTCAAATCCTTTTGCTTTTGCCGGTGCATCAGCATCGCCTATAAATTTTTTCCCTACAAGTATAAATTGATTTTTAGCTGTCATAATTAATTGGTCTTTTGCTGACGCTATTTTTTGAACACCGCCAGAGGCCATTACTAAATCTTGGCCTGTAACAAGTTTATCATTTTCTGTAATATTTGTTATACGATGTTTTTTAACATTTGTGCTTTGGAAACTTCCATAATTTTCTTTTACAGAACCATTTACAGTTGTTGTTTTTGTTCCACCAACAGTTTCGTCTTGTCTTAGTGTAACTTTTTCAAAATCTGTTCCTTTAACTATATTAGATCTATTTCCTTCTACGAAAGTGTTCTCATCTGTTTTTACTACTTTTATATGGTTACCATTAATTTTTTCGTATTTACTTCCCACTACTGATAAATGATAATCACCACTGACTTCTTGTATAAAGTTTCCGTCGACAAGCATATTACAATTACCTTGAATAGTTACATTGCAACTTCCTCTAATTAATACATTGTCATTGCCTGCAATTATGTGATAATTATTTCCAACAATATTTTCTACTTTACTTCCGTCGCTATGTATTTCATACCATGTTCCTGCTGGGTGAAATTCATGTATCCTAATATTTTTAGGTGTATTATCTCTTTCGTGTATAATACCTGCTCTTGTTTCGTTTACAACATTATATGGATATATGGAAGTTTCATCTCCTTTTGCTGCTGCACCTTCTTCAGGATATTTAGGCTCAAAGTCTCCTGCAGGATCGTTGTCTGTTGGATTTGCTCTAGGATGTGGCTCGTCCCATGTTTCATTTTCGTACGGAGTACCTGCAATATTGTTTCCTGCTGCACCAAATTCATCTTTGGAAAGATCAGGTGCTTTTGCTATTTTAATACCTGTCTCTCTATTAGAACGTCTGTTTTTTAAATTATAATGTTTCTCAGCATCTCTTCTTGCTAATCTAGAAACATCAGGTTCTCCTGTGCCAGCATATCCATCTGGACTATCTGCTTTTCTCGGCCAGTTACCATTAGGGTCTTCAAAACCTTCTCCTAAATGTTTAAAAGAATCAGGTACTTGTTGTGCTATAGTCCCCCATATAAGAGGTATTTGTGCTTCTTTTCCATCTGCGAAAAATCCCATAACAGTTGAACCACAAACTAAACTATGATTTTCCATGATGCCATTCATTGCTGCTGATTGTACAGGCAATATTGGAGTGGCAAAAGGAAGTGCTTTCGTAGGAACTTCTTCAATATTAGGACTGTGGTGCCCGAATATTCTTACTTTTACTCTTCCTGTTTCTAGTGGATCAATAATATCTTCTACGATACCTGTCCACCATACCATTGGGGGTGATTGTAAATTTGTACTCATGTCATTATATTTATTTCATCGTCATCAGGGCCAATATTTCCTAATAGGCCATTTTTAACTATTTCCATAATTTGTTTTGCTCCATCAGGTGTAAACTCATGTCTTATTGCTGTAACTAAGTAATTGCCACTTAATACAGGATCTATTGCATCTCCACCTGTTGTTTCTTCAGAAATTTTGGAAATCATTCTAGGATAATAAAGTGAAATAATTCTCCCTACTTCTATATCTGTTCGTCCTGGAACTGTAATTTTAAAAGTATAGTCCTTAAAAGAATTTAAATATTCTTGTTTACTACTTTTAGCAAAAGCGTATCCTCCAGCTCCTTTAACATACGCTCCGTCTGTTGTTCCAAAACCATGATTGGAACCTGTATTTAATATTGAATTGCCATACATCATATTAGTTTTAGCTGCTGAGTGTCTAGGTACTCCTGCTGGTGTTCCTAAAGCTCCTTCTGTTTTAGGCAAATTTAAAAAATCTTGTCTTATGTCTGCTACTATTGTTTCTTTTTCTCCAGAGAATAAATCATACATTATTGTATTACTTGCATATTGACCGCTACGTTGTCCATCTATTACATCAATAGTTCTAGGTATTTCAACACTTTCACATTGTGTGAACTCATAAGGTAAACTTGCATTTGTTAATTCTTCAAATTGACCTTTGTCTATAGATGGCTGTCCTTTTTGAACATAAGTGTATAAATCAAAAGGACTTTCTAACTGTGCACTAATCATAGTGGATAAAGATGTATAAAAGAAACTTTTATTAGACTCATAAAATACAAAGTCTGCTATACCTGCACCACCAACAGAAAAATTTGTTAAGTAATTCATATTTTGTATTGGTGTCCAATTATTAGAAAGGTATGCTATTTCTCCTTCATGTGGTGTATCAGAAATTGATATTGTTGTTGGTTCCCCATCTGGTATAACTCTAGGTTTAGCAATATATTCATCAAATATTTCTTGTGCTAATGCATCAGGAGATTTGCCTCCAGATGTAGGGAAAGCTTTCATAATAGGTGTTGAAGGATCTGCGTATGCTTCTAAGGAAATAATTCCTAATGTATATGTTTGCTGTCTATCATTTACAGGGCCTCTATTTTTTATAGAATAAACTGCAAAAGATTTTTCAATAATATTTTCA